CATTGAAAGCAAAGGTACCGACACTATATGTCAGTGCTGATACCAATGCACATACAATGGCTATGCGATTACTTTCTATGATAACTGGCAAGACTCAATCTGATGTAGAGATTTTACTTGAGACTGAGGTTGCCACTTCTCGTAAAGTTATAAATGAACATGCACAACACATCTTTTGGTCCTTTGATTCAAGTCCAACACTTGATGATCTGGACCAAGAGGTGGCTGCATTTGAAGAATTGTGGGGCTGTTCGCCAACACTCATTGTTATTGATAACCTTATGGATATCTCTAACGATGGGGGAGAAGAGTTTGCGAACATGCGCTCCACATTGAAAGAACTCAAGTACCTCGCAAGAGATACTAACGCTGCTGTTGTAGTACTTCATCATACGAAGGAGTCCTACACGGGTACACCGTGTCAACCACGCTCTGCATTACAGGGCATGGTTGCACAGTTACCCGCTCTTATCTGTACGGTAGGCAGTAATGCTCCTGGCTTTATAGCCGTAGCACCTGTAAAGAACCGTTATGGTAAGGCAGACCCATCAGGTGATACTGCCTATTGGTTGAACTTCAATCCAGAATACATGGATGTTTCTGACATCGCTGAGAGGTTGAAATGAGTTTCATCGATCCTATTGTGCCCACACCGATGTGGGACCCTATCTCACCAAGTATTGACCCTGATGAGTGGGAAGACGATGATGACTAAACACATAAATGATTTAAAACCAGATTACACAAGGGCGATGGATATTCGTGGTGAACCTACCACCGTATGCATCTGTGGAAGTTTCATCTGGAATCTCAAGGTAGCCTTCGATGAGTATGGTAGCATTGGGATGTATTTTCTAGATATGGAGTGTGCTGACTGTGGAACGCAGGCAACCGCCCCAATTGAGGAGTAATAATGAAACTAACAACATACGCTTGGATTATGAGTGCTGTAGTCTTTGTGGGCACTTTGCCTCACACTGTGGGTGCGATGTTTACACAGACTATAATAGTAGAGAAATGCGTGGGCAAACCCGTAGTATCTATACCGTTGTACGAAATGAAAAAGATGGCTAAGCAAATAGCCAAAGGTAAGATACTAGAAAAATATAAGAGTAATCGTGAGTGGGATTCACTGTTCATACTATGGAACAAAGAATCTCGCTGGGATTACACCGCAAACAATCCACGCTCAACCGCATATGGAATACCTCAGATGCTGAAAATGCCAGAGGATACTCCGATGCTTAAGCAAATTGAGTTAGGGCTCAAATATATTGAGCACCGTTACGGCAGTCCATCAAAGGCTTTGTCTTTTCATAATCGTAATGGCTGGTACTAAATAATGGGTGGTCGCGCAGCAAAGGCTAAAGGCGCTGGAGCAGAACGTGATGTAGTAAAATACCTCAAGGAATGGTTTCCTTACGTTGATAGACGTTTAGCAGGTGCGACCCTAGATAAAGGTGACATCTCAGGTATACCTGGTGTTACAATAGAGATAAAGAACCATGCTAAGATGGACCTAGCAGGTTGGACAGAAGAGTTGATAGTCGAGATGACTAACGATAAGGCTTGGACAGGCGTAGTTGTGCACAAGGGGAAAGGGAAGGGGAACCCTGGAGACTGGTACGCAACTATGCCTGTACAGGTATGGATTGATCTTCTTAGGAAGGCATTAGATAAATGAACGACAAACCCGATATCACGGCAGTGCTTGAGTACTATGGAGCAACTGTCCCTACACGCAGTGGGTGGGCTAAAATGAAATGCCCATTCCATGATGATTCACATGCTTCATCGGCTGTACATCTAGCAGACAATGTATTCAAGTGTCATGCATGTCAGTACAAAGGTGATGCTTATGCTATCATTATGCAGAAAGAAGGAGTTGAGTTTCGTGAAGCAATCACTATCGCAGAAGGAATCCTTAACCAAAGCGGCAAAGTATTACCACAGCGCACTGGTAGAGGCGGAGGACTATCTCGCAGAACGCGGGATAACAATGGAAGCAGCAACACGCGCCAGATTGGGCGTCGTGCTAGAGCCCTTAACGGGTCATGAAGCCTATCTTAATAGACTCTCGATTCCGTACATTACGCGTTCAGGGGTGGTTGATCTCAGATTTCGTTCGATGGACTTATCGGAGCCGAAATATATGGGAATGGCTGGTGCGACAACGCATCTCTACAATGTTGGTGCGTTCTTTAGAGCCTCGTCATATATTTGTATCTGTGAAGGTGAGATTGACACGATCACTCTGGATAATCTCTGCGGGATACCTGCGGTGGGAGTTCCTGGGGTCAACAACTGGAAGAAACATTACACGAAACTTCTACAAGACTTCGACAAAGTATTCCTCTTTGCTGATGGGGATAGTGCTGGCACTGATTTTGGTAAGTCTCTTTCTCGCGAACTTGGCAACTTGGTAGTAGTCCAGATGCCAGAGGGTCAGGATGTCAACTCAATGTATCTGTCACATGGTGCTGAATACTTTAACAACAAGATTGCGAGTGTGGAGTAATGTTAGTTCCATTAGACGGACAGTTTGAATGTTCAGAATCTGATTGCGACTTTGCCACATGCGATCTATTCGATTTCATGGAGCATTGTGGGGTCGAATACTCATGGAATGTGCGCCTAAATAAGCAATATTCCTTTGATTTATATATGTTTTTAGACGTCTTAAACGAGATGGTAAATCTTGGTGACTTAGATGCTGTCTATGATTATGTTCAGTCAGCCACCTTGTTGCTTATCAACGCATCAGGTGATGAATTGTCAGACTTTATTGAAGAAACTGTAGTACAATCGGAGATGTCAGAAGTGATGGATGGAATTGAAAGGTTGCTGAGAGAGAATGAATAAGGAAGACCTCAAGGAATTGATATGGACAGAGACCGCTGCGTCTCAGTTTGAACTGGATGTGTATGAGATTATGGATGAACTCTATGACCTTATGATTAGTAAGCATACAGATTATGGTCCAACTAACATCTCTAAATCTCCTGGTGGACCTCTTAATGGTCTGCGTGTGCGTATGCATGACAAGATGGCACGTATCAACAACTTAGTTGAGAGCGGTGCTGGTGCACAACATGAACCTCTTGAAGATTCCTTCAAGGACCTAGCAAACTATGCCGTCATAGGAATGATGGTACTACGAGAGAAATGGCCAGAAGAATGAGAAAGATATTCGGACCTTACAAAGGCTCAAAGGCAAATGGTGGACGTCCTATCTACGTCTTTAAGAGAAAGAAAAAAGATGGCACAGTGGTTACAACTTCTAGCAATAAGGCTCGCGTTGATTACGAGGAAGCCACAGGAAAGAAGTTACCAAGAAAAACAGAAGTAGATCATAAGAACAACAAAGGTAGAGCAGGCGACGATAGGATTTCTAACCTTCGTACAATCTCTAAGAGTAAGAATGTTGCACTAGAGAACAAGCGTCGCGCCAAGAAAAAGACGGTTAAGAAAGCGACAAAGAAAAAATGAAAAACATAGTTTGCATTTCCGACCTCCAGGTCCCGTATCACGATGTAGAAGCCACTGCTGCAGTTGCTAAGTTTATCCAATGGTACCAACCTGAGACGGTAGTTTCTTGTGGTGATGAAATGGATATGCAGACAATCAGTAAATGGAGTAAGGGCACAGAGTTAGAATATGAACGCTCTATTGGTCGTGACCGTGACCTAACCCGTAAGGTTCTTTATGACTTAACAATTGAACACATGGTTCGTAGTAACCATACTGATAGATTATTTAACACAGTTGCTATGAGAGCACCAGGATTGCTTGGACTTCCTGAATTACAATTAGAAAACTTCTTAGGTCTTGATGATCTTGAGATTAAATACCATGCAGACCCATATGAATTAGCGCCAGGATGGTTGCTCATGCATGGTGATGAAGGCAACGTACAGCCTACTGCTGGTGCTACTGCACTTGGTTTAGCCAAACGCTCAGGTATGTCAGTAGTGTGTGGTCACACGCATCGCATGGGTTTGACACATCAAACTCAAACATATCGTGGTGGTAAGCCTAAGACAGTATGGGGTATGGAACTAGGCAACCTAATGGATTATCGTAATGCAAAATATATCAAGGCAGGGTTGTTCA